GTCTCGTGCTGCGGCTGGGCCTGCAGTCATTAGTGCTCTCATGCTAGGCATAACTTCTAAGCTAAGTATGGCTGATTCAATGTCCTTAGTGTATGAGTCCTTGCCCCCTACAGGATGTACAACGTACTCCATGTATCGTGACACAGTTTCAGGCCACGTTTCTCTACGGCCTTCTTTGTCTAGCCAACGTGCATAACGTGACGTATGTATGAAGTGCTGATAGTCTGTCGCAAAATAGTTACTCATCTGTTGTCTCCTGATCCCTGTAACACACCACGCTCTTGGCGGCTATCTAGTTTCTCTATGTTCATCTCTGCTACGCTACGTAAGCTACCCCCATAAAAGTTAGACAAGGCAGCTACATAGAATAGTACGTCACCTAATTCTTTTAGCATACCTTCCTTATCTAGGATAGCACCGTCTCTCAAACTCTTCTTTAGCTTCTCAGCTATCTCACCTGCTTCCCCTACAAGACCGAGGGTGTTCTCGAATTGTCTTGTCTGTCCTTTAGTTAAGATCTTGCCTTCTACCCACTGGCTGTAGGCAGCTAGTTCATTCTTTGGTGTGCCATCTTCGTTGAACATATCATAATAAGGATCATAGTCTGGTGTCATTGTCGCTCCTTTACAAATAAGTTTTCTATATTAATATCGTCAGTGTCATAAAAAGTATCTAACACTAGGTCTTGGACGTCTGTTGTATGGGAGTGCTCATCTGAAGACAGTATGTTATTCTTCTCTTCAAACTCCATAACAAACGTAACACTAAATCGCTTCTTCATTATAGTGTATCTACCCACCTCTGTCGCAGCCTACCTAAATACCAGATAGCTTTATCTATATCTTCTAGGCCATTCTTGTACTCACACCTCCACATATACTTCAGCACGTTAGCTGCGTGTGGTGCTATAGAGCCTGACATGTTCTCTGTCATGGCTTCAATAGCATCTATGCATTCTATGCCAGCCTGATTGTAGTGCAGGGGCTGGTTGACAGGATCAAGTGTTTCTACGTTGCTCATTATGCGTTACCTTCTGTTTTAGTGAATGCTGTAAGTCTTATTACTTTGCCTTCTGTGCCTTCTACCTCTTCGTATATAGGAGGTCTTTTCTTCATTTCAAGGTCTATTATATCGTTTCTGCGTTCTTCTACAGTATCGTACACGTAATCATCATAATTCATTACGTCTAAGAAGGCCCCTAACATAGTTATTAAATCTATTAAGTGGCTCAAGTCCTTCTTCTTTATGGTACTGTCTTTGTGCATTGCGATAGCAGTAGCTATCTCTCCTGACCAGTTACCATTATCATCGAACTCAACAGGCTTAATTAGAAAAGCTATCTCATCAGGCTTAATAGTGTAGGTCACTTGTCCCTCCTAGTTTCCTTAAGTACAATACGTTTAGCTGACATTACTCTGCCTCTTTCATTTAACCACTCCTCAGGTATAATTCTATGTGACCACATAAATTCATTCTTGTCGCACCACTCGTAGTACCTAGACTTAGCACCCTTGTATAGCTTAGCCTTTGCATTACTAAATACAAACCTAATGTCTAGCTCTGGATGTTGCCTCTGTATCTCTGTGTGCTTACGCCTGTCTTCAGAGTCAAACATTCCTTTCGTTTCAATTATGATACCATTGTCTAGTATAAAGTCAGGCGTGTAAGTACGATAGCGTAGGTCTTCCCATTCTATCTTTAGTACTTCATACCTGACCTTATGTTGAATAGGCTTGAGGAACGCAGCAACCTCTTTCTCTAGGCCGCTGCGATACCTGCTGGACTTATGCGTCCTCTTTGTTGTCATCTTCTGATGTCTCAACAAGAGTTTCCTTCAACCGCCTAATGACCTCTGCTGACACAACCTTAAGACTATTTAGGTAGTACTCTGATTGTCGCTGCACGGAAGCATTAAATTGTATCTCTGCAAGCATATTGTTCTGCTCATCAGAGAAGTTCTCTGTGTCGTGTTCAACATCGTCTAGTGTAATTGTAGCCATTGTAATCTCCTTAGTTAGCTAACTGTACGTATTCTATATCAGGTGGTGTTTGTTTACCTTGATATACCTTGGAAGGCAAAACCTGAAGTTCAGGCCAGCACTTTTTCTTATGGTCACAGAAACCACATTGCTTACTGAGCTTCATGTTGCCGCTAGTCTTACCTCTGTATGTTTCAGGCTCAGAAGTAAAGCAACGCTCAAAAGGTTCGTCATTAGTAATGTAGTTGTGAGTATCTTGGATGTCAGCCATTACAGCTTCCTTATCCAGTGAGGCAGCAGACACGTACTTAAAGTGACCGTTACCCTTATTGACTACCCACCATCCACCAACCTTCTTATCAGCAGCCTGTGCGTACCCTATAAGCTGTGGGATGTAACCAAAGCTATCACCCTTGGCTAGTGTCTCTGCATCCACAAACTTATTCATGTATGACCAAGGTGATGCACTCTTCACATCGTCTACTGCCCCGTCCATAATCATGTCGTACTCACCGCTTACTTCAGCGCCACCCTCAAGTTTAAGGGTGACCCTATCGTTATCTGCAAATTCAACATTAGCTGCCCTAAGTAACCCTTTGAAGATAGCCTCTGTCCAATCCCCCATTAACATGTTCAACATGAATGCGGTAGGCTTTTGGATGTCTGTCTCAGGGTTGTTCTTATCAAACCAAAGCTGGCACTTAGGACGCCCAATGTTGGACATCCTAAGCCTGAACTTATCTCGTGGGCCACTGTTGAACTGCTTCTCTAAAGCTGCTGCGACATCATCACAGACAGCCTTTATAACCTCTTTAGACATAGAAGCTTTACCATCTATAGCCTTTCTAAGGTACGAGTGTACTGACAGTTCAGCAGGATGGTTCATTATTCGAAGTCCTGCACATCAATGATGCTACCCACTATAGCTGCGTCTTCTGCTGAGATGTTAGCTACGTTGTTCTCATCCCATTTGCTTAGCACCCAAGTGTTAGTGCGCTCTACATAAGCAATGAAGTCACGTAGCAGATCGTTGTCACCATCAGAGAAGCCTACCTTGTCACCAAGAGATGCTGTAACTTGAGCAAACTTATTACCATTAGGCATAGCGTGTTCTGTAGCGCTCAGCTTAATGTTGTTCTCTATAGGCGTGATAGCCTTGCTAACTAGAGAGCCAGTTACTGCGTTAATAGACTTCATAGATGAAGGGTTCTTAACATCAAACACAAAAGGTACTTCACCTGTAAAGTCTACAGACGCACCTTCTTCATTAGTAGGGTTGTCTAGAGTAACTAAACCCATGAACACCTTAGTACGTTTAACGCTACGCATGACCTGCTTAGTTGCCTCAGGTAGTGCATCAAAGTCTTTGACGTAACCTGATGGACGCCCCAAGTTAAAGCCACCTAGTGTGTCTTTTAGGTCTGCGTTTAAGCTTGAAGACAGAACAGTTTTCTGTGTGTTGTTAGCTTCACTGTCCCACTTAGTCCACTGCACACGCTCAGCAAAGAGACGTATGTTTAGTTTCTCTGCATAGACTTCTTCATCACCCTTGCGTACTTTAAACATAGGAGTACTGATGATCTTGCCGTCCTTGACACCCTGTTGTACTAGGGCATTGATACGCCATATATCAGTCTGCTGTTGTTGTTGTGGTGCAGCGAAACCCATAGCGTCAGCTATGTTCATTCCGTCTACTGATAGTGCTACTGATGTGCTCATTATATATCCTTTCGAGCGGTTTAGGAAAGTAAGTTATACTATATTACGTCCTTCGTGTCAAGCCAATTCGGGCCTATCTTTGCTTCTAATAGTAGAGGCACGTTCATCTTTATGTCATACGCTTCTTCTATCAGTTTGTCAAGGTCTTCATTCAAAGTATTTATAATTGATAGCACATACTCCTTCTCGTTTGGGTGAATGTCTATCACCATTGAATCGTGAACTGTGTTGACAATGCAAGACTGCATCTTCTCTAGTCTAGCCTCTAACTCTATCAACACCAGAGGCACGACATCCCCTGTAGCAAACCCCTGCACTGGATAGTTCTTTATCATAGTGAAGTGAGTAGGCATACCATTCTCTCTGCGTACAACATCAGGGAAAGCATACTGCCTGCCTGACACGTTAGTTATCTTGTTTAACCTGATGGCTTCATTGCCTAGCTTCTTGTGCCACGCAGCAATTCCTGGATATTTATCATTGAAGTGTTCATAGTAGGAAGCCTCTGCCTTACTTCTGCCATATCCAGTAGCGCCGAATAGTGGTGCGAAGGTGTGTGCCTTCCCTTCCTGACGGGTAGTAGGCTGACCTGCGTCACTGATAACCTTAGCTGTGTAGCTGTGTACATCAAACCCTGAGAGTATCTCATCCATAGCTACCTTGTCTTGAGCTAGGAACGCAGCCGTCCTAAATTCAAGCTGAGCAAAGTCGGCCTCGCAAATGTGACCGCCTTCCCATCGTGAGATGAACACCTTCTTAACTGGAAACGTATTACCCCGTGGCATGTTCTGCATGTTAGGGTTACGCCCACTGAAACGTCCTGTAGCTGTGATGTGCTGAGTAAGACCTACGTGCAAGAAACCATCAGGCTTAGTGTAAGTAGAGATGCCATCCACAAAGCTAGACAGGTAGCTGGACACAGCAGACAGACGCTTAAGGTCTGACAGGAAGTTAGCAGCCTTGTCCATGCGGTTGTTCTTAGATGTAGCTATGAGTGCGTCCAAGTTATCCTTGCCTGTGCTGAAGCCATTCGCACTGACCCACTTCTTACTTGGTGCAGCAAAGCCTAGACCAGCCATCTCGTTAGTCTTCTTGAGTTGGTAGCCTCTAGCGTCACAGTCCTTACATTTGTTAGGTCTAGCAAACTTAGTGCCGTCCTTCTTTATTTTGTACGTCTTAGCTTCGCCCTTGCACACAGGACAGGTAAACGCCTTAGTCTTAAACAACCTACTGGAGTTAGACTTGACTGCATCACGGAACTCTTGCGGGGTCTTAACAAATTCAAATAGCTCTGCCCATTCCTTCTTGTTGTGTACCTTGCAGCTAAACAGTACCTGAGAAGCTTGCTCTGGGCTGTTGATGTTGATAGGTGTGTCACCCATTAGCTCACGTATCTGCTTATGTAAGCGCAACTCTATGTCTGCTTTCTCCTTCTCGAACTCCGTTCTTACTTGCTGTAAGGCTCCGAGATCCACTTTGACTCCCGACATGTACAGTCTGGTAAGGGTTTTACATGTATTAAAGGTAATGGCTCTGATGGTGTGTAGACTTGCACAGGAGGGATCGGCGTAACGTTCCTCTTGCTTGAGGTACAGCCCCATAGTTGCGCCAAGGTCAGCCCTAAGATAAAAGCTAAGCTCGTTGAGAGGTATCTCATTTGTGTTGTATCCTTCTTTAAAGTATTTCTTTAAGGTGTCTTGCTTCTGTACGTCTAGCTCATAGCGTTGAGCGCAGGCATCCAAGCTAAGTGGCTCCTTCTGTCCACGTAGTAGTATGTACTCAGATAACATTGTGTCATATATGTCACCACTGTACTTGAAGCCACACTCCCACAGCCACATAAGATCGTGCTGGGCGTTGTGCATGATCAACAGGGTTGTCATGTCTAACACCTTCTGTATCTCCTTACGCCCAGCGCCTGAGGTATCCTTCTGCTCAACATGGTCTAGCGTTACGATACACTCAGAGCCACCCTTAACTGCCATCATACCAACCTGCACTAGGAAGTTAGACGGCTCGAAGGGATCAAGTATTACCTTGCCATTACGCTTTATTGTGGTGTTCTCTACGTCTAGTACTATTTCCATGCCAACCCTCCTATGCTTGATACTGTGATCTCTCGCCGTCTAACTCACAGTGAACTACACCATGCCAACCACCCTTAAGC